CCCGCCTTCTCCGAACACATCGGCTGCAAGCGCAACTACGGCTATGAGCTCAAGAAAGATGGTCGCCTGGTGATGACCCCGGACGGCAAGCAGGTGCTGGTGGCCGAATCCATCGCCCGCATTGCCGCCACCCGCGACCCGGCGAAACAAGGTGTGGCCGAGCGCCACGCCCAGGCCCGCGGCGCGGTGGTGGCCACCGGCCATACAGCCGCGGTGGAAGACGACGACAGCGCAGATCCGGCAGACGCTGCCGACCTGCCACCCGCTGCCGCTGGTCTCTACAACTTCCAGGACAGCAAAGCCAAGCGCGAGCACTACGCCGCCGAGCGCGAGCATGACGAATACCGCAAGGCCGCAGGTGACCTGGCCGAGCGCAAGCAGGTCATGGCCGCGTTTGCCGATGCCGGCACCACCCTGCGCAGCAAGCTTGAAGCCTGGCAGGCCACGCTGCCGCCGCAGCTGGCGGGCCGAGATGAATCCGCCATCCGCATCACCCTGGCTGATCAGACTGAACGCATCTTGCACGAGCTGGTGGCCGTCTTCACCAAGTGGGCTGACGCCTCCAAAGCCGACTGATGGACACCGTCGCCGCGCCGCCCTACGCCAATCCGTACGTTTTCGGATTTCGCGCCCTGGCGCGTGCTCTGGCACCGCGCAAGCCGCTCACCGTCAGCCAGTGGGCTGACAGCAACCGCAAACTCAGCAGTAAGGGCAGCAGCATCACGGGCGACTGGGTCACCGCCAACAACCCGCCGCTCAAGGAACCCATGGACTGCCTGAGCCTGCGCAGCCCCGTGCGTGAGGTGGTGCTCATGTTCCCCATCCAGTTTGGAAAAAGCGAAGTGGCTGCCAACGCCCTGGGCTATTGCATGGACCACGACCCCGGCCCGGTCATGGTCTGCCTGCCTGGTGAAGTCAGCATGAACAAGTGGGTCTCGCAAAAGCTCAACCCCATGATCGACGACACCGCCGCCGTCAAGCGGGCGCTCACCAGCGTGGCCAGCCGCGACAGCTCCAATACCAAAACCTTCAAAGATTTTGCCGGCGGCCAGCTGTACATGGAGCACGCCGGCAGCCCAAGCCGACTGAAGTCCACCACGGTGCGCACATTGATCGTGGATGAGGTCGACGAATTCGCCAACAACTTGCACGGCGGTGATGACCCGCTTGAAATGCTGAAGGGTCGCACCAGCGCCTTTCCCAGCACCAGCAAAAGCCTCTACATCAGCACACCCCAGATCAAGGGTTTGAGCCGCATTGAACAGTTGTGGAATAAGTCCGACCAGCGCCGCTACCACGTGCCATGCCCGCACTGCGGCCACATGCAGCACCTGCAGTGGGCAGGCCTGCGCTGGACGCTTGATGGCAAGCGGGTCTGGTACGTGTGCCAGGAATGTGGCGCCGACATCGATGAGCACCATAAGACGGCCATGATTGCCAGCGGCCAGTGGGTGCCAGACAACCCCGGCGCTCGCATTCGTGGCTACCACATCAACTGCCTGTATTACCAGTTTGGCCTGGGGCCGCGCTGGGTGGATCTGGTTGACACCTGGCGCGACGTGCAAGCCGAGCCCGGGCGACTCAAAACCTTTGTCAATGATCGCCTGGCAGAACCCTGGGAAGACGCGGCCATGCGTGCCGTCAAGCACAACGCCATTGCCGACCGGGCCGAGGCCTACCAGCTGCGCACTGCGCCGCACGGCGTGCTTTGCATCACCGCAGGCATCGACACGCAAGACAACCGTCTGGCCGTGCAGCTGGTGGGCTGGGGCCGTGGCATGGCGTTCTGGGTGCTGGACTATGTGGAACTGCCTGGCGACCCGGCTGATGATGCCGTGTGGGGGTCGCTGACCGAACTGCTCAATACGCCCATTCTGCATGCCAGCGGCGCGGTGCTGCGGGTTGAAGCCATGGCCAATGATGCCGGTGGTCACCGCACAGAAGACGTGAAATCCTTTGTGCGCGCCCGCCGCGTGCGCCGGCCTATGGTGGTGTTTGGTGCCATCCCCAATAACGCCCCGGTGCTGTCCAAAGGCAAGCTGCAGGATGTGACACATCGCGGAAAAACCGACAAAAAAGGCGTCACGATTTACCACGTTGGAACGGTGGGCGTGAAGCACTGGCTCTATAGCCGCCTGAGCACGGATGCAGATAAGAGTGCAGACGTGCGCACCACGCATTTTTCAGACCAGCTACCGCTTGAGTACTTTCCAGGCCTGGTGTCAGAAACCTACGACCCCGCCAAAAACCGCTTTGTCAACAAACGGGGCTCGCGCAATGAGCCGCTGGATACCTGGGTGTATGCCTACGCCGCCGCCCACCATCCTGAGCTGCGGCTTCATCGGCACACCAAAGCGGACTGGGATCGCCGAGAGCAAATGCTTATGCAGCAGCACGATGGTGTCTATGCTCAATCGGCTCCCGTACACACGTCTGCACCTGGCGCCGCCAGCCCCACCCAGCCAGCCACGCCGTCGCCTGCACGTCGCCCGGCGCCATCGGCCACCCCAGCTCCCTTTGCCCCCAGCCCTTTTGCACCGGCCGGCTGGAGCAGCCGCCTTTAACCCGCCCCAGGAATCCCTGCCCATGCCCGCCCCTCAGCCCAAAGTCAGCCCCGCCCGGGAAGAATCCAGCGCCCTGTTTTTGCAGCGCGAAATGCAAGACATCCTCAAGACCGAGATTGGTCTGCACGAGGAATACAGCGCCGCCATTAGTGCCGCCCTGGTGCGCGGGTGGCGCAAGCGGGCAGGGGGGCAGCGCATCTACATCCCCACCGAGCCGCAAAACGCCGAGCGCGACCAGCAGATCCGGCGCGAATTCAATGGCGCCAACGCCCTGGAGCAATGCAAAAAATGGAACCTCAGCCGCAGCCGCCTGTACCAGATCGTCGGCCGCTAACCCCTGCGGAAAAGAAAGAAAAACATGCTTGATTCAACAATGTGCGTGCCGTTTTGGGTGGTCGCTGTATTTCTGTTTTTGGCCGGTGTGGCAGTGGGTAAGTTTTTGTTTGAGACCTCTGGGCCGGTGTACAACCGCCCACTGCCTCCACCGCATCCACCGCCCTGGGAGCCCACTCGCGTTGGTGGGAATAGGCCACATGCCGACCTGCGCCCCAAGAATCCAGCGCCTCCCCCAAAAGCGCCATGACCCGACCACCATAGTCGCAAGGCAGGAAACGCCACAATAAAAGTCCAGCTTTTTTGCTTAAAGACTAGACAGGGTGGGCGGTATGGTCAGCGTCCATATGACCACCCTAGCTCAAGCCCAAGCCAAACTCGCCGAATACCAGGCCGCCGAATCACGCATCCTTGAGGCTCAAGAGATTCGCGTCAGCGGATCTGGCGCCGACCGCACCGACCGTCAGACGGATTTGGCCCTGGTGCAAAAAGGCATCGCCCAGTGGCAGCGCACCGTCAACCAACTCAGCGCCGCTGCCGCTGGCCAGCCCACTTTTGCCGGCATGGCCTACACCAGCGCCCGCTTCAACTGACCGACTCACACCCACCATGCGCGACCTCAACATCGTCGACCGCCTGGTCGGCTACATCTCCCCCGCCGCAGGCCTGCGCCGCCTGGGCGCCCGCAACGCCTACGACAAAATCCGCGCCTACGCCGCGCATGAGGCCGCCAGCCCCAGCAACAGCCGCAAGTTCTACCGCGACCGCTTGGGGCCAAACCAGATCGTCCAGCAAGGCGCGGGCGCCCTCATGGCCCAGGCGCGCCACATCCAGCGCAACAACGATATTGGCCGCGGCATCATCCGCACCATGACCAACAACATTGTTGGCCCCAGCGGCATCGGCATCGAGCCCCAGCCCCGCCGCAAAGATGGCAGCATCCACGAAGAGTACGCCGCCGCCCTGCGCCATGCCCACCGCGAATGGCGCGCCGCCCCCGAAGTCACCGGCCTGCACACCGACGCCGCCATGCAGCGCCTCACCGTCAGCACCTGGATCCGGGACGGGGAATCCTTTGCCCAAGAGCTGATCGGCCTCACCCCCGGCCTCACCCACGCCAGCCGCGTGCCCTATAGCCTGGAGCTGTTTGAGGCCGACCTCTGCCCCATGGGCTTCGATCAGGGCGAGCGCATCCGCCAGGGCATCGAGCGCAACGCCTGGGGCCGCCCCATTGCATACCACGTCTACCGCGGCAACCCGCTTGACGGGGCCAGCGCCATCAGCCTGAGCACCCAAGACCTCAAGCGCATCAGTGCCGACCGCGTCATCCACGTGGCCCTGCGCGACCGCATTGGCCAGATGCGCGGCATCACCGAATTTGCCAGCATCATCGCCCGGCTTGAGGACATCAAAGACTATGAAGACAGTGAGCGCATCGCCGCCAAAGTGGCCGCCGCGCTTACCGCCTACGTCAAGAAAAACAGCCCCGACGGCTACGACCCCGCCAGCGTTCCCGTCAGCCAACGCGACTCTGACGGCAACCCCCTGGGCCGCGACCTGCGCCTGACCCCCGGCATGATCATCGACGGACTGCAGGTGGGTGAAGAGATTGGCCTGATTGACAGCAACCGCCCAAACCCCAACGTCGTCACCTTCCGCCAGGGCCAATTACGCGCCACCGCCGCCGGTGTAGGGGCCAGCTACAGCAGTATTGCCCGCGACTACAACGGCACTTATTCCGCCCAGCGCCAGGAACTGGTCGAGCAGTGGATCAACTATGCCACCTTGACCGACGCCTTCACCGGCATGTGGGTCAAGCCCGTGTGGGACGGCTTTGTGCAAGCCGCCCACCTCTCCGGCGTGGTCAAAACCCCGCCCGACGTGATGCCAGGCACCGAAAACGATGCGCTGTTTGTCGCCCAGGCCATGCCTTGGATCGACCCCATGAAAGAGGCCCAGGCCCTGGTGGTGCTCACCAAAGCCGGTTTCATGAGCGAGGTCGAAGCCATCCGCAAAGGCGGGCGCAACCCGCGCGACGTGCTGGAGCAAATCATCCAGTGGCGCAAAGAAGCCGCCCGCGCCGAGCTGATTTTGAGCAGCGACGCCGCTAACGACAACACCGCCGCCAACGCTGTGGCCGCCCAGACTGCAGCAGCAGGCCCAAAGACCCCGACGCAAGGCGACGATGCCGCCCTGGCCAGCCAATTCACCCCTGTCAAATGAAAGCATGAAATGAGAAATTACAAGCAAGAAGGCAACATCATCCATGTTCTCGCGCCGTATGACCTGCTGCAAGGAGCGGGCGTCCTCGTGGGCAGCCTGTTTGGTCTGGCCACGGCTGATTGCAAGGCTGGCGCGCAAACCGACATCATCACCCAAGGCGAGTTTTATGTTGCCAAGACCAGCGCGGAGGCATGGGCTGTGGGTGACAAAGTGTATTGGAACAACACCACCAAAAAATTCACGACTGTTTTTGGCATCGGCCGCCTGGCTGGATTGGCGTCTGAGGTGGCCGCAAACCCCAGCTCCACCGGTAGCCTTTTACTCAGCCCGCAGCCGGGCATGGTTGATGCAGGAACTAACCTTGTCACCGGGAGGATTGCAACCCAGGTAGCTGGCCGAAACGTCGATGCCGTTGCGCTTACGTGGCGCGGCATCAACCAAGGCATGTCCGTGGACGTGCAAGGGTTTGGAGGCGGCTCGGCTTACTCCATGCTGCACCGTACCCGGCACTATTCAAACACCCGGTTTCGGCGTGTTCGGGCTGTCCTGCAATGCTTCCAGCCACTCGCTGGGACTCCAATCGTGGACACCAATTTCACCAACGACTACAACTTCCAAGTGGGTTTTGAACAGGTTTACCAGAACGCCACAACGGGCCTGTCGCCTCGAAAGATGTTCAAGTTTGGATCGAGCGAGGTCGCCCAGTATCGGCAAGCATCGCCGCCTGCGAACGGCTACCTGATTAGCGATGTACTCGACCTCGGAAGCTATGTTGAAGCGGAGCAGTTCTTTGGGCTGTGGACTACGGTCGAAGAAGCGACAGCGGGAACACCAATTACGGGTCGCATTCCCTACACCCGCTCGTCCAGCAACTTCTTGCAGCGCTACGTGGGCTACGCATCGTTGAACGGCACCACTGTAGCGCAGTCTCAAATTGCTCTTGATACAGCAAAGTCTGCCACTTCCATCACTGCAGCCCCGGCAACTCAGGGCGGCAACAGCAACTACTTCACGCCGATCATGCTGCTGATCGAAACCGACTCAGGAGACCCGTTCATCTGGTTTGTCGGTGACTCATTGAGCTACGGTGTAGGAGAAGGCGGCAGCGGTTCGGGCTCCGAGGGCGATGGCGTTGGCTCCGCGCTGGGTAACCGCGGCTTCATCGAGCGCGGCATATGGGAGAACCTTGGCTACAGCGGCGGCGGCCTTGGGCGCGGGTCTGATGGCAATAAGTACCTGATCACCCCGTCAAATTGGGCTTATCGCCGGGCGCTGCTCCAGCTTGCCAACCCGACACACGTCATCAATGCCAATGTGCATAACGACATGCAGGCCGGTATTTCCTATGGAAGCTGGGCCATTTCAACGGCTTACGCAAAGTGGGATACAAAACAGGCAAATTCAAACATTTATGTATGCGTAGTCGCGGGAACTTCTGCGGCATCTGGAACCGGACCAGCAAGTACGAGCGGCGGCATAGTTGATGGAACCTGCGTTTGGGCCTACTTGCAGCCAATTGTTGATTCAACCGTTCGCGGCGCAGCGCAGGTGTTGGTGCAGATGGCAAACGTGAATCAACAGATTCGCGCCATACTGCCGAACGTCAACATGATTGCGATGACAGCAACCCCCGATGCTGCTTCAACTGATAACTGGGCTACTGCGGTAAATCAGACGCCTTCGTCGGGTGGTGGTTACGGCGGTCCAACGTCCCGCCGCCACTATGTCAACGATGCCATTCGGTCGCTGCATCCCCTGTTGGATATTACTGGGTACTTCGACCCGTCCGCTGCGGTGGAGGATAGTTACCCAACGGAAACCAGTAAGTGGGCGGTCAACGGGTCCGCATACTACGCAACCATTGACGGAACGCACGGGAACTCTGTTGGCTACAGACTGGGCGCGGCAACACTGACCGCCGACAAGTTCGTGTAAATCTAACGATCTCAGCACCATGACTATTTTTCTGATCTTCCTGGGGCAGTTTGCCCACGCTGTCCTACGCACATCAGCAGTGCAAGCCATTGCGGCAGACAAGCAATGGGCAACGATCTTACTCAACGCTGCGGCCAACCTTGTGCGCCTTCTGGTGCTGTCTGGCGGTGTCGTCGGCGTGATGGATGGCGACTGGTTTGTAGTCGCCGCAGTCGTTATTGGGCAGGCTGCTGGCGACTGGGTGTCCATGCGCTTTGGTGGTAAGGCTCTCGGGTAAATCTAATACTTTCATCACACGCCCGTTTCATGTCCCTGACCTCGTTCCTCATCTCGCGGACAGTGGGCGCCGTAAGGCCCCGCTACCGCACGCTGGGGCAATGGTCAGGCGTCTACGACCAGATCATCGCTGGCCTGCCGATCACCGACAAGACCAAGGCCAACCGGAGGTGTTCGATGGCCCATGTGCTTCGGGGCCTGGGGCGCGACAGGATCATCTCAAGCATCCGGCCGCACGACGTGTCAGCCTTCATTGGTCGAGTGCACAAAGAGCACCCGCCTCTGGCCAAGCGCGTGCTGATCGAGGCCAAGTCAATCTTCAGCGGTGCGCTGACCTATGGCTGGGTGGACCGCAACCCGGCCGACCAGGTGCGGGCGCAGCGTGTCACAGTGGCGCGCAATCGCCTGACCCTGGAGCAGTGGACGGCCATTCACGGCCATGCCGCCGCACACATGCCCGGCTGGGTCAGCCGCATGATGGTGCTGGCCCTGGTCACCGGCCAGCGCCGCTCTGATCTCGTCAAGATGCGATTTGCTGACGTGTGGGATGACCACCTTCACATTGAGCAAGCAAAGACCGGGGCGAAGTTGGCGCTCCCTCTGGCCCTGCGCCTCGACGCCCTCGGGCTCACCCTTGGCGACGTGATCGAGTCCTGCCGGGATTACGCGGTGGGCGATGAATACCTGCTGCGCAAGTCGACCGGCAAGCGCCCCGGCGATGCCAGTCTATCTGCGCGATTTGAAGAAGCCCGCGAAGCATCCATTGCACCGCCAAAATCCGGTGCCCCGACATCGCTGCACGAATGCCGCTCGCTTTCAGAGCGCCTGTACCGCGCGCAAGGCATCAATACCATGGTGCTTTTAGGCCACAAGCACCAGGCTATGACCGATATGTACCACGATGACAGAGGCCTAAGTGATGGCCAATGGAAGACTTTGACGCTTGTTTGACGCCCAGCTGCCAAACTAAAAATAGTCCAGCTTTTTTGCTTAAAGACTAGACAGCCCGCCGCCTACATTGCGGCCATGACACAAGCCGCCACACCCCAAACTTGGTACAGCATCCGCCAAAAGTCCCCCCTGGCCGCAGCCGCTGCAGCCGCTGGCGGCACCCCGGTGGCCGAGGCTGAAATCTTCATTTACGGCGACATCGGCGAGAGCTGGTGGGCCGAGACAGTCAGCGCCGCCCAGTTCGTCAAAGACCTGGCCGCCCTCACCGCGCAGGCCATCACCATCCGCATCAACTCCTACGGCGGCAGCGTGCCCGATGGTGTGGCCATCTACAACGCCATCAAGCGCCACGCGGCCACCGTCACCACCGTGGTGGACGGTGTGGCCATGAGCATCGCCAGCCTGATCGCCATGGCCGGTGACAAGGTCGAGATGGCCGAGAACGCCATTTTTATGGTGCATGCCCCATGGACCTATGCCGAGGGCAACAGCGCCAAACTGCGCGACACGGCTGACATGCTGGACCAGTACAGCGCCGCCCTGTCCACCAGCTACGCCGCCAAAACCGGCCAGCCGGTTGCCGACATGCTGGCCCTGTTGACCGATGGCACCGACCACTACTACACCGCCCAAGAGGCCCTGGCCATGGGCTTTGTCGACGCGGTCACCACCGCTTTGCCCGTAGCCGCCTCTGCCGCCCTGCGCGTGCAGGCGTCTGCACGATTTTCCCGCCCCTCCGTGGCAGCCGCCACGCCAACCTTGAAAGCTCCCACCATGACCCAACAAGTCACCCCCACGGCGGCTGGCACACCCCCTGATGCCGCTGCCCCTGCCGACGTGTCTGCTGCTGTGCAAGCCGCGCTGGCCGCCGACAACACTCGCCGCGAAGCCATCCACGCCAGCTTTGCCAAATTTGCCGAGCGCGATGGCGTGGCCGCCTTGCGCGCCGCCTGCCAGGCAGACGCCGCCTGCACGGTCGACGCCGCTGGCCTGAAACTGCTGGCCCACCTGGGCGCCGGTGCCACCCCGGTGGCCGGCCACATCACGGTCAACACGGTCAAAGACGAAGGCGACAAACACCGCGACGCCATGATCCAGGCCGTGCTGGCCAAGGCCAACATCACCGTTGACAAGTCCGGCCCCGTGCGCGCCGACGGCTCCAACCCCTATCGCGGCCGCAAGCTACTCAACCTGGCCGAGATGTGCCTGGCCCGCGCCGGTATCCGCTCCGACGGCATGGACCAGCGCGCCATCGTCGCCGCCGCCTTCACCCAGAGCACCAGCGATTTCCCTGTGCTGCTGGAAAACGTCATGCACAAAACCCTGCAAGGTGCCTACGCCCTGCAGGCTGATACCTGGACGATTTTTTGCGCCCGTGGCACCGTCAGCGACTTCCGCGCCCACAACCGCTACCGCGTCGGCTCACTGAGCAACCTGGAGAGCAAAACCGAGCTGGGCGAATTCCGCAACAAAACCATCCCCGATGGCGAAAAGGCAACCCTCACCGCAGGCACCAAGGGCAACATCATCAACATCAGCCGCGAGGCCATCATCAACGACGACATGGGCGCGCTCACCGGCCTGGCCTCCAGCCTGGGCCGCTCCGCCAAACGCACAGTTGAGGCCGATGTGTATGCCACCCTGGCGCTCAACAGCGGCATGGGCCCCACGCTGTCTGACGGTGTAACGCTGTTCCATGCCAGCCACGCCAACGTCTCCACCGGCGCCCCCACCGTGACCGCGTTCGAGGCCGCCCGTGTGGTTCTCAGCGCGCAGAAGGACGTGAGCGGTAACGACTTCCTGGCCCTGAGCCCCGCCGTGTGGCTGGGCCCGGACGCCATCGCCGGCCAGGCCAAGGTGGTGAACAACAGCACCTATGACCCGGACGCCGCCAACAAACTCCAGCGCGCCAACATTGCCGCCGCCATGGTGAGCAGCATCGTCGGCACCCCGCGCCTGAGCGGCACGCCATGGTTCATGTTTGCCGACCCGGCCCAAGCCCCGGTGCTGGAAGTGGCCTTCCTTGACGGCATCGACACCCCCTACCTGGAGATGGAAAACGGCTTCAGCGTGGACGGTGCGCGCTGGAAGGTGCGCATGGACTACGCCATTGGCGGTGTCGACTTCCGCGGCGCTGTGCGCTCCACCGGCTCTTAAGCCCGCCTGACCCACCCGTTTTGACTTTTAAGGACACACCATGAAACACTTCCGTTTTCTCCCCCTCTTGGCCGTGGCGGCCATTGCTTGCCTTGGGCTGGCAGCCCATGCAGCAGGCATTGACGCCTCGACCTTGCTGTCGCCAGATATGGCCACAGCCATCTCGATGGCCGGTGCCGCAGGCATGACCACCAAATACGTGATGTCTGGCGACGTGATCGACTACGTTGCAGGCTCAGCCGTCTCCAGCGGCCAGGTGCTGCTGATCGGCGCCCGCGTTGGTGTGGCCATGACCGCCATTGCCAGTGGCGCCACCGGCGCTGTGGCGGTTGAGGGTGTGTTCACCATCGCCAAACTCAGCACCGACGTGGTCGCCCAAGGCGCCCTGCTGTACTGGGACAACGCCAACAGCCGCCTGACCACCACCGTGGGCTCCAACGTGCTGGCAGGGTACGCCGCCAAGGCCGCGGGCAACGGTGTGACCACGGTCGAGATCAACCTCAACGCCTGAGCCCGGCCCCGCCAAAAAAGCCCCCGCCATGAGCACCACCCGACTGCAGCACACCGATGCCACGGCCTTTGACCGCCTGGGTGTGGACATGCTGCTCGACGGTGTGGCGGTGCGGGGGTTTTTCAGCAGCGCGTATGCCCAGGCCTTTGACGGCATGGCCACCACCAGCACAGCGGCTACCCTGCCCAGCGCGGCGTGCGCCACCACCACCAATGCCAGCACGCTGGTGGTGGCTGGCAGCACCTACCGCGTGCGCAGCAGCCAGCCCGATGGCACCGGCATCACAACGCTGATTTTGGAGCGTCAGTCATGACGCACCAGCGCCAAGTGATCCGCGACGCCATTGTGGCCGTGCTGGCTGCTGCCGGTACGCTGGCAGGTGCCCGCGTGTATGACACCGTGTACGACCCGCGTAGCGCCTTCCCGGCCCTGTGTGTTGAGGACGCGGGCGAAGACCAGTCGGTGGTGGCTGTGTATGGCGCCGGCCGCGCGGCCCGCCAGATCAATCGCACCTTGAGCCTATCCATCACCGCCGAAGTCCAGCAAGCCAGCAACTACGCCGCGACCCGCGACACCCTGTTGGCTCAGGTTGAGGTGGCGCTGGCCAATGCCGTGATTGCCGGGGTCAAAGACATCAGCCCCGCAGGCTACCGGCCCGATTTAAGCGTCATGGGCGACCTGCCCATCACCATTGGCCAGCAGCGTTTTACCGTGACTTATGCCACCACCCAGGGCGACCCCGCCGCCACCGTTTGACCCTTTATTTTTGAAAGACTACCACCATGGCAACCGCAGAAAATGCAAAACTTGAGTACGAGTCCGGCCAGCAGTTCACCGCCATGACGGCCCTGACTGACTCCGGCGACGCCACCACCTTCACCAGCGCCGCGGGGTTGTGGTCTGGCAAGGCCGGAGCCGCCCCGGTGATCCGCCCCAATGGCCTGCTGACTGGCGGCGCCATTGTGCCCGGCACAGCCAATAACACCATCGACGTGGCTGCCCTCACCTGCAACCTCAACGGCGTGGTGACTGCTGTGGCCGCTGCTGCTGGCACCACCATCACCCGCCCGGCTACAGCTGTATCCAAGGTGCTCTCGGTCACTGTCAACGCTGCCGGGGCCGTGGCTGTGGTGGCAGGTACGGACGGAGCCAGCACCGCCTTCAGCGAGGTGCGTGGCGTCGCAGGCGGCCCTCCGCTGATCCCGGTGGATAGCATTGAAATCGGCCAGGTGCGCGTCACAACCAGCGTCGCTGCTGTTGTGACCAGCGCGCAGCTTTATGCGGTAGTGAATACACACGTCGAGATGGCCAACTTCCCGGTGGTCAGCACTGACTACAGCGCAGCCAAGGCCACGTTTATGTCGCCCCTTCCCAAGATCCACACCGGCACGTTGCCTAAAAAGGTGTTTGCCTCTTACGCCAGCCCGCTGTTTGCCGAAATCAGCCTGGCCAGTGACTTCACCGCGCCAGAAACGTCGCACAGCGTCAGCTCCACGCAGATCTATGGCACCACGCTGGGCAGCACCAGCAAGAGCCTGGGGCAGGGCGGCTTCACTGCTTACCTTGACGACGGTGTGACAGATGGCTTGGTGACGCAAAAAGACGCGCTGCTGTGGTTCCGCTTTTACCCGGACCGCTACCGCAGCGCCTACCTGCTGACGCAAGGCAAGCTGGGCATTGCCCGAACCTGGCCCGCCGGTGACCAGATCAAAGCCGCGTGCACCATCAGTGCCACCCAGTCGGCCAAGGAAGTGGGCTGATCATGAGCTTCAATGCTGAGGCTTTCCAGGCCGCTGAATTCACCGCCCGCACCGAGCGGGTGGTGGTGCCCCAGCTGGCCGAGTTCTTTGGGCCGGGGGTTGCGCCTGAGTTTGTGGTGCGCGGCCTCACCGTCTGCGAGCTGCAGCGCGCCATGGATGCTGGCACCCGGCAAAACGGCATTGACGCCGTAGTCAAAGCCATCGCCAGCCAAAAAGACCAGGTGGCGCAGATCCGCAAGGCGCTGGGCATGGCGGCAGACACACCTGGTGAAATTTCCAAGCGCATTGAAATGCTGGTGCAAGGCTGCGTCAGCCCGGTGCTGACCCATGCGGTAGCGGTCAAGCTGGGCGAGGTGTGCCCCATCGAGTTTTATGACCTCACGAACAAAATCACCCTGATGACCGGGCAGGGTGGCAGCCGGGTAAAGCCGCAGCCCTCTTCGCCAGAGATCCCAGCTTAGTTGCCAGCCTGCAGCTATGTGAGATGCGAGGGGGGTTTTTATACCAGCACCGGCGTGATCTGTTCCCACAAGGGTACTTGACGCTGGACGAAATGACGGTTTGGGCCATGTGGTACGACACAAAGGAGCAGCTCTGTGGCTGACATCAACAAGGCGGTGCAGATCGTCTTCAACGCGGTTGATAACACCGGCTCTGGCCTGGCCAGCGTTGGTCAGGGCCTCAACACCTTTGCCGAATCGGCGCAAAGCGCCATCAGCCCGCTCAATAGCATCGCCGATGCCGTCAAGCTGGCAGACACTGCCATTGTGGCGCTGGGTGTGGCGTTTGGTGGTGCCGCCCTCAACGCCGCTGGCCAGTTCAATGGCAAGATTGCCGAAATTGGCACGCTTTTCAAGGGCACGTCTGAGCAAGTGGGCGCGTTCCGGGGTGACGTGCTGGCTTACGCCAGCGACAGCACCAAGGGCCTTGACGACATCACCGGCGCGCTCTACACCGCTGTGTCTGCGGGTATCGAGTGGGGCAACTCAATAGAGTTTGTCAGCACCGCTGAAAAGCTGGCGGTAGCCGGGCAGGGCGATTTGACCAGCGCCACCAACGTGCTGGCCGGGTCCATGAACGCCTACGGCGCGAGTGCCAGCGAGGCGGCCAAATACTCTGACATTTTGATGCAGACGGTGCTGATTGGGCAAACAACGCTGCCCGAGCTGGCACAGTCTCTGAGCCAGGTCACCAGCACCGCAGCTGCGGCGGGCATCAGCTTTGGTGACGTGAATGCGGCCATTGCCGCCCTAACCGCCTCAGGCGTGCCCACCAGCCAGGCAATGACCGCCATTCAGGCGGCCATTGCCAACATCATCAAGCCCAGCAAAGACGCGCAGGAAACCGCCGCTGGCCTGGGCCTGTCGTTTGACGCCAACGCCCTGGCCACCAAGGGCCTTGATGGCGTGTTGAAAGACGTTTACAAAACTACCGGCGGCAATGTTGAGGTCATGGCCAAGCTGTTTGGCAGCATGGAAGCACTCAAGGCCGTGACAGCGTTGGGGGCTGACAAGTCTGGCATTTACGCCAAGGCGCTGGAGGCCATGGCCAATAGCGCGGGGTCGGTGGATACGGCATTCAAAGTGCTGGCTCAAACTTGGGATGCGCAGCTGGCCACCATGCGCAACAGCTTCGATATTTTCATGATCAGCGTCGGGTCAAAGCTCAACGAGGGCGGCGAGTTTACCGGGCTGATCACGTCGCTGAAAGACATCTTCAAAGGATTGACCTTTTCCATCGACGCCGGCGCGTTTGACACTGTGTTTGACACACTGCAGGGTATTTCCAAGCGCCTGTCCGACTTCATGGCCGCCATTGCCAAAAACCTGCCTGCTGCACTTGAATCAGTGGACTTTGGCAAATTCAACAGCGCGCTGGAAAACCTGGCCAGCAGCCTGGGCGGCTTGTTTGACGGCATTGACCTCACCACCCCCGAAGGGCTGGCTAAAGCCATCCAGCTGGTGGTGGACAGCATTGCCAACCTTCTAAACCAGGGCGCAGGCATTGCCCAAACCTGGGGAGCGCTGTTGGATGCCGCCTTGCCGGTGGTAGAGGCCTTTGCTGGTATGAGTCAAGGTGCCGCCACAGCATCCGGCAAGATGCTGGGTTTTGCGGACATCTTGACCCTGCTGCTGCCCGGCCTGGGGGCGGTGGGCAAGTCCATCGAATCGGTAGGCACCGGGCTGGAATTGCTGGCGGGTGCATCGCTGCTGAAAACCGTCACCGGCCTGGGCAGCTTTGGCACGGCTGCCGGGGCTGCTGGCACCGCTGCTGGTGCACTGGCCACCGTGCTCGGCCCCACAGCTTTGGTGGGCGCTGCCGGGGCCGCTGGCTACGCGGTGGGAACGGTTCTGAGCGCGGGCATCAACGCTGCTGTGAATGGCCTCACTGGCTCCGGCAGCCTGGGCGGCCTGATTTATGACCTGACGCACGACACCGAACAACTGGCCGCCGCTGGCCCCAAGGGCGCGGACGGCATCAAGGCCATCGGCGACGCCGCTGCCAAAGCCAAAGACCCGCTGGAGCGCGTGCGCGACGGGGCCATGGAGTTACGCAGCGCCACAACCGATGTCACCAAGCTGCAAGGCTACAGCAACGCCTTGATTGAGACCGCTGTAGCTGCTGGCGAGGCCAGTGCCAAAACCGCGTTTCTGGCACAGGTAGCAGTCACCCTCAAGGCCCCCACCGAGCAAAACAAGGCGTTGATGAACGACTTGGCCGGTGCCTACAAAGATACCGCCAGCTGGGCAGGCCACACCGCCGAAGCCAGCAAACTGATCAGATCCGAATACGAAAAGCTGAACCCGCCGGTCAAAGAACTCAACACCCAGCTAAAAAACAGCGGTGATGTGATGGACGCACTGTCCAAAAAGACCGACCTCACAAACAAAGACCTGATCGAGCTGGCCAGGGTCACCAAAGACGCGGAATACAAACTGGCCAGCCTTGCAAGCAACGAAAAAATAAAGACCATCGAGGCCAAGGTCAAGCTCGACATTGCCAACGTCGAAGCCAATGCCAAGATTGCGCAGTCGCTAATCGAAGGCATCAGCACCACCATCAGCAGCACCGGCGAAGTGCTGGGCAAGCTGTTTGACTCGCTGGGTAAATCAGACAGCCTGAGCTGGGACAGCCTGAACCGGGTACAGAAACAGATTGACATTGAAAACACGGCCCGCACCGACGCCTTCAATCTGCAAAAAAGCCTGACCGAAGCCCAGATCCGCATGATGAACGCCCAAGTCGACGCACTGCAAAAAGGCGATGGTCTGATCAAGATCGACGGCGCCGGCCTCAAGCCGCACCTAGAGGCCTTCATGTGGACCATTCTTGAGGCTATTCAGGTCAAGGTCAACAAAGACGGCTTGAAACTGCTGCTGGGGGTCTGACATGCAAGTCGTTTTGTCCCCTCTGACATTCGACCCCTTGGGCGTAGTCGAGCTTGACGCCAATGACAAGTCTAGCTTTGGCGCCCCACGCCGGCGCATGAACCGCGTCGCCACCTTGGACGGTGGCGCGGTGTTCAATGACTTTGGTTATGCCGAGGCCGACCGCACGCTCAAGCTGTCCTGGGTGCCGCGCAGCGCCGCCCAGGAGGCCGCCGTGGCCCGCCTGGTGCAGCTGTATGCACAAGTCAACTGCAGCACCCCGCAAGGCTTTTTTGTCGCCGCGCTGGAGGCCTACACCCCCGGCCCCGCCGAGTCCACCTTGACGCTGCTGGTCGCCCAGAGGCTGGCCTGATTTTTTTCGGAGACATCACACCATGCCTGCACCCCTTGTCGCCACTTACTCCGCTGCTGCCCTGGTGGCTGCCCACACCGCTTTCAAGACCCTGGTCGATGCCGGTGGCGCGGCCGGCAGCATCAAGCTGCGCAGCGCCGCCGATGCCCTGCTAGGGCAGATCGCGCTGACCTACCCCTGCGGCACTGTCAACGGGAGCACCGGGCAACTGGCGCTGGGCATCGCCAGCGCATCCACCTTTGGGTCAGATGGCACCGTGGCCTATGCCGAGGTCTGCAGCAGCGCCGGCACCGTCCATCTGTCGCTACCGACGCAGGCGGGCACGGTGGCGGTGCCCGGGTATGCGGTGGTGAATACCTTGACGGCGGTCGTTGGCGGCGCTGTCTCTGTGGTGTCGGCCACCATCGGGTAGCCATCATGACCGCGTTTTTTCAGGATGCGTTCAATGGTACGGCGGGCGCGGCCCTGACAGGGCGAACGGCTGACATCACGTTTTCAGGCCAGCTCTGGTACGACGGCAGCTGGATCACCCTCTCGGGCGACGGCGCGGCGCTACCGACCGGCACCAGCGTTGCCAGCTCAAACACAGCTTATGTGGGCGACTTTGGCAGTGACTACGGCAACCCGCTGTCCTTTGATACCTATTTTTCTTGGCGCTCCGGGCCCAGTGTAGCGGCCGGCGCGCTGGCCCACTTCGGCGTCGAGATAGACTTGCGCTGCGGCAGCAAGCAGACCGCAGTAAGAATTTACACGCCCACGACCAATGGCATCTGGGTGTTGTCAATCGAAACACCCGGATCTGGCGCGGTGACCACAGCGGTCATCGGCATGGCGCCAGACACCATTTACAACGGTGTTATCTCAGTGGCCAACGGTGCGCAGTCGGTGACGGTCAACGGCGTAACCTGTGCTATTTCCACGGCATGGATCAGCGCAATTGGTTGCAATGCGGTCGGCATCGGAATCGGAGGAACCACCCGCCTGCTGAGCCTGTCGGTCGGCGCGCCCATGCCTGCGGCGCTTCCCGTCGCGGCCATGCTTCAGACGGCGTCCCCGCTGAGCTATCCAGCGCTCCCCGGAATGCTGTTGTCCAACACCATCCCACCAATGGCTCCCAGGCTGGCGGCAGCATCACCCCTGGGTGCTGCCAGCCTGGTGCTGCTGCATGATTTCACCGGCCTGGTGGGTAATCTGCTGTCTCTCTACACCATGGACCTGGTAACGGCTGGCGGCCTGGTGCGTGTTCCGGTAAGCAGCTGGCAGGCCACGCTGCAGACCGGCAGCAGCTGCTATGTGCAGTGTGTGGTGCCCGCCTGCAGCGCCTGGTGGTCGGCGATCAATGCCGCCACGGGCTTTGTCATTTCGCGCCGCGCCGTTCTGCCAGGTGGCGCGGTTGTTGAATATGAAATGGCCCGCGCCCCGGCCGAGGCTGTGCAGTTTGACCAGGGCCCTGCGCGCTACACCTGCACCCTCAGCGGCTGGGCGCCAGAATTTGCCGAAGACCTTGACCCCCCCGCTGTATTTGACTGCCTGCTGGCCGGTGTGCGCAGCGTCAGCCGCGGCAGCAAAGTTCGGGTGCGCTGCGCCATCGACTGGCTGCTGCGCCCCGGCCACCGAGCCTTTGTGCAGGGTGTGCCGTTTGTGGTGCGCTATATCAATTACTACGCGCCCAGCGGCTCAGACGCTTACATGGATGTGGGGGACTGAGCCATGGGCAAAGGCATCATCATCAGCGGCGGCACGGATGGCAATTACAGCATCAAGATCGACACCGGCAAAGCCACCCAGACCGCCCGCCTGGCCAAGATCGACGCGCGCCTGGCTGAGCTGCTGCCGCTGATCACCCGGGCGCAAGGATTTTTGAGCGTGCAAATGGTGTTTGAGGGCCAAGCCGAAGCTGCAGTCGCGCCGACGATTGAGGCCTATGTGACCGCCAGCCGCACCAGCCCCATCGACGCCGCGGCCCTGAAGACAGCCATGGATGCTTTCAGCGCGGCCATGGCCAAGCTCAACGCCCAGCGCCTCAAAACCGAGCCGCTGATTTCCGCGCTGATGCTGCTGACCACCGAGCAAACCCAACTCACGAAAGACCGCGCCACCTGGGCAGCCTTGCTGCTGGAAGTCACGCAAGACGCATGGTGTGTGGACTTGACTGAAGATGCTACCGGCAGCGTGGCTACGATTGAAATCCCTGGCGAAAGCAAGCTGGTGCTGGTGGCCCCGGCAGCCCCAATGCCCACCGCTGCCGACGGCGTGCTGACCGCCCGTGAGGTGCAGTCGCCAGAGCAGGTTTTTTGGAATGCGGCGGTGTTGCCCGGCTGGCAAAAGTGGGCGCCCACTTACCGGCGCGGCACCATCACCGCTATCAATGCCGCTGCCGACACTGCCGACGTGACTCTGGACGATGATCGCTCAAGCGCCCAGAAGCTTGTCATCAACAAAGTCACGACCCTGGCAGACGTGCCGGTCAGCTACATGACTTGCAACAGCAACGCCTTTTCTGTCGGCGACAAGTGCGTGGTCAAATTCACCGACCACGACTGGGCGCAGCCCAAGGTGATCGGCTTTGTGGATCACCCAAAGAGCTGCGGCGGTCCTTTGAGCGGGGTAGTGCGCAACCCCGTTTTGGTGCAGCTGGCGCAAAGCAAAAAGGCTCTGAATTCGTACAAGCCGACCGCCCAGGCCTGGCAATACCAGCTGCAAAGCGACCCGGCCAGCGGGACAGACATTTACCACGCCGAGCCGCGCCTGGCCCGCAATGGGATGCAGATGGTCGACCTGGCGCCTAGCTTGTTTTCTGGCCGCATGACCCAGGTGGTGGCGGTGCTGATGGGCCGAGACATGCCGGTGCTGTACGACTACCATTTCGAGCGCTGCCATGGCGTTGTCATGGGCCAGGATGGCAAGGCTTGGGTGGTCGAGGTGGGGCGTATCAATGGTGTGCTGGCCATGCCGCTGCCAGTCAACACGGCCAGCACAGACAGTCCCGAAGATGTGGTGAGTGAAAGCCTGGCCCGCTTCGGCGGCATACCGTCCGGTGGCGCCTTCCCCGTAGGTGCGGCCCTTGTCAGCGCCCGCGCTGCCGGAAAAGTCATTACCCTGGCCACGCCAGCCGCGCTTGCGACCTTCTACGAAAAAACGGCGTTCAGCAGCTCCTGCGGCTGGTCTTTTAATGATTCCGGCAGCGAAGCCCACAACACCTGCTACGCCACCGATGTGGACGGCGAGGTAACCAGCTACCACTACCGAATCAACATCAGCATCGGGGCGCTGGTCCTGCCATTGACGCCCGGCACCCCGGCAGCCGCTGGGACAGCCAGCTTAACGATGGTCGAAAGCGGGCCACTATGGTGGTGGGGTGATGCTGGCGTAGCCCGTGATGTGCCGTTTGCCTTTTATGAGCCCATCACCGGGCGCCTGGCCCAAATGCCTGGCAAGGTGATCCCGACGTCGGTGCCCGGGCATCTGGCTGGCACCCCGCTGCATACGCCGGTAATGGTCTGCCACGTCAATGGCGTGCTGGACGTAGTGCGCATCCGCTCGGATGCACAGGACACCATCAGCAACACCGAGTGCGGCCCGCCCTACCATATTGCTCCGACCATCAGCAACGGCGCCGAGCGCTACGCGTCGAGCACGCTTTACCCGCAGATGCGCCACGGCAACGCCATGGGCCGGTCGATCATTCCGGCAGTCACGCTGGCCGCTGGCTTCACCACCGGCAATCCTGTTCTACTTGAGGTGTTGCAATTCCAATACGTTGGTGTATCGATCAAACAGCAGACGGTGGAGCGCAGCAGCGTGATCACTGCAGCCATGATGCGTGACGGATATGCTTATTTTGCTCAGGGTGGGCTGTATCAAGACGAAGAGACTTACGTTTTCCGTTACTTGTGCAAGATACAAGAATTTGGTTACACCGACGGCGTCTGGGGTCCGACCTACACCTATGAGCGTTGGTTTTTCATCCAGAATTACAACACTAGCATCGGGCAATTCCCCGAACTGTCTGCCATTATTGCGGGCGACGCTGACCCGACAGGCATCGGTGACTGGAAAGCGATCATGTTTAATTTGTGCCACTCACTGCAGCCGTTTCAGTGGGGGCTTGATGGCGAGTGGGGATTTCGGCGCCAGGTCGCCAATGATTACTACCGAAATACTGTCCAGATCGTTCCGCATGCAGGGCCTGCTCAGCTTTACGCCTACCCGCCGATCAATCCCCTGGCCATCGTGGCCAAAGCCGACTACTGGCGCGACCTGAGCGGCTGGCCAGGAAATCCCTTACGCCTGGCCTGCAGCGCCTTTGGTGCCGATCCCCAGCTTGTTGTTGTATCCAGCGAAGGTATCGAGGTCGATCACCCAGGGACCATGCTTGCCAGCGAAGCTGTTCCGCTGAGCGACAACTTCACCTTCATCGGCTACATCTGACACCCCGCCCCAAAGGACCCCCTATGCCTGACCTCACCCCCCACATGCACCCCCACGACCCCTGCCCCGGCGGCTGCGACGACATGGGCAATGTCAATGCCCGCCTGGACGATGGCGACAGCCGCATGGGCCGCATTGAGTCCGTGCAAGCCAGCATGAGCGCAGAGCAGACGGCCATGCGCGCTGAGGTGGGCGAGGTGCTGGAGATCTTGCGTATGGGCAAGAGCTTTTTTAAGGCCGTGGGCTACTTCGGGACAGCGGTCAAGTGGCTGGCCGGGATCATTGCGCCGCTGCTGGCGGTGTACCTTGCTTTCAAAAATGGGGGGAAATCATGAGCACATTTGACCAGGCATTTGAGCGCCTGATCGGCCACGAAGGCCGCTACAGCAACAACCCCGCCGACCCCGGCGGCGAAACCATGTGGGGTGTGACCGAGGCCGTAGCACGCGCTCACGGCTACGTCGGCGGCATGGCTGATTTGACCCAGTGGCAGGCCGGCGCCATCTACCGGGCCAGCTACTGGACTCCATGCAAGGCCGACCAGCTGCCCCCGGAAGTGCGCTTTGATGTCTTTGACGCGGCCGTCAACAGCGGCGTCGAGCAGGCCGCAAAGTGGCTGCAGCGGGCCCTGGGTGTGACAAATGATGGCGTGATCGGCCCGCAGACCCTGACCGCCGCGCAAGCGGTTCCGGGTGGCATTCTCAAAGCCCAATTCAATGGCCAACGCCTGGCATTCATGACCGACTTGTTGACCTGGTCGACTTTCGGCAAAGGCTGGGCGCGGCGCATTGCAAAAAACTTGATGGGGGCATGATATGGACTGGACCATAGTTGGCGACTGGCTCAAAAGCAATGCCGGTACCGGCGCAGCCCTGGTGGGTTCGCTGCTCACCGGCAATGTGCCGGGCGCGGTAGCGGCCGGAATCTCTCTTGTCTCCGGCGCCACCGGAACCACCGACCCGGGTGCGGCCCTGCAAGCGCTGCAGACCGACCCGGCCACAGTGCTGCGCCTGCGCGAGCTGGCGGGGCAAGATGAGGCCAGCATCCGCGAGCACATCCGCATCATGGCCAAGCAGCAGCTCGACGATGCCCAGGCCGAGCAGGCCGAGACGCAAAAGACGATCCGCTCTGGCGACGTGGCCGAAGACCCCTTTGTGCGCCGCACCAGGCCGGCACAGAGCTGGGTCAGCTTGATAGCCGCCCTGGTCTACGTCTTTGCGACGAAGAACCCCAGCGTCGACGTGTTGCTGCTACTGCTGGCTTTGCCGTGGACCTATGCCGGGTTGCGCCAAATCGGCAAGGGGATTGAAACAATCAAAGGGTCGGGGCCGGTGCGCTGATGCAAAAAAGCAATTGCATTCTGTTCGCCCTGCCGCGCTGGCTGCGCCGGGTGGCGCCGGGCGAAGAGACCTACCTGGTGATCCGCCGCAGCCGTGTCAACTGGGGCCTGTGTCATGTGCTGATCGGCCGGCTCGACCCATCGACGAATCAAATCGCGGTGCAAAGCTACAAGCCGCCGCCAGGGCATCAAAAGACCGGCTTCGCCCCGGTTTTTCATGGGGCCGTGGTGCAGGGGGATGCGGACACGCGGGCGGCGGAGCTGGATTTGGACTAGGGTAACTACTTAGAAAATATTTTTAAAAGCTATTGCAAATAGGGCCAATGGCCCTATAATAAAGCACATGGACAGGCAATAAAGCAGGTCCACCGCCCCGGCGGCTTCCGGGTCTCAATCAGGAGAATCAAAATGTCACGCACCTTCACTCTGAAAAATATCAATGCTTACCAAGGCGACAAAGTTGTCATCTTGGGCAGTGAGTACCAAGTGATGCCATGGCAATATTCGAAGCCACTGGCCTCGGCTCTTGTCGACCAGGCATATCTTGGCTTTGTGCCAAGCGGCACCTATGTGGTGACTGCCATCAAGGGTGAAGTCGGCGATCACCGCGAATACGAAATTCAAGGCCCGATGTGATTTACCGCGTCTATCTCCGCGACCCGCATCAGCGGGTCAGCGAAAAAACCAATACCGCCGACAGGGCCGCGGCCCTGGCTGCTTTCACCAGTTTGGTGAATCGCACCGACCTCGACGGGTCGCCGACACTGGCCGTGCTGAATTTCAATGGCCAGCCGGTAGCCCATCATGATTTTCGAGGCCACCCTGCCGGCGTCCCGCCAGACCCTGCCAAATTCTGGCGCGGCCGCACGGATGAAATAAAATGGCCACCGATGGCGCCATGATCACCCAGCCCGACCCCGCCCAGATCGCCGCCGCACGTGAAGCTGCCGGTCTGACCCAGCAGCAGGCCGGCGAGCTGGTGCACACGGATGGACGCACCTGGCGGCGCTGGGAGGCGGGCGACCGGGCTATCAGCTTGGCAGTGTGGGAACTTTTCTTGATCAAGGCCCGGCAAATCCCGGCGCCTTGAAAACAGGCTTGCCAGAATCGCGCAGGTTGCATGGTTGCAAACTGCCTGGTGTGGTTGCAAGGGCAGGGCGCTTGCTTGCAACTTGGGGCATTTAGAGCGGTTTTCGGTGAGACCCAAAAAGTCTAAAACCACTGGATATTAGACAGTGTCTAATAAAACGTCTAACAATGAAAAAAGCCCACTATCGATTTAATAGTGGGCTTTTCAGTGGCTATGAGCCTTGTAAGTGGCTCCTCGACCTGGGCTCGAACCAGGGACCTACGGATTAACAGGCGGGCCACCAAAACGCCCGCAAAGCCGCATGAATCCTCACTTCTTGCCCATAAGCTGTCTAATATTTTCTGCAATTCAGACTTGGGTCTAGCTAGGGAAATATGGTTTGGCTGGGTCTCAAACTACTGGATATTGGACAGATCCGGCAGGCAGCAAAAAGGGCCTTTCGGCCCTTGGTTTATGCGCCCATCACCACCAGGTTGGCGGTGGCTGTTTCCCGCCATCGCTGCTTGACATAGATCTCGGTTGTAGTCTTGTCTTCGTGGCCACACAGCTGCTGAATTTGCTCGATAGGAATGCCGGCGAGCCACATGTCTGTGGCGCCCTTGCCCTTCAGGTCGCGGAAGCCAAAGCTTGGGATCGGCAGAAGCCCCAGCTTCTTGCGCTGGGCGTTCACTTTGCCAATGCTGCGTTTGAGCATGGCGCTCAGGCCGTCGTAGCTGTAGGCCTCGCCCACTCGCGTGCGCACGATGGGCTGGTGCAGCTTGGTGATAATGCCCAGACCCTGGCGAATCAGCGCGTCGAGCTCGGCGGTCAGTAGCACCTTCATCCACTTTCCGGTCTTGCCCTGTCTGAAGTGCAGTTTGCGCTGGCCGTCTTCGGTCAGCAGCACGCCGGTGGTCCAGGTGATGATGTCGGACTCGGGGCGCTGCAGGGTGCGATAGGTCAGCTCCATCATCAGCTTCACGCTGGTCTGCGCCACGGCCCAGACTGCTCGGTATTCCTCGTGGGTGACGTAGCGGTCGCGCTTGGCCTCGGGGTTGCGCTTGATGCCACTGGCCCGCAGGCAAGGGTTGACCTTCAGTCCTGGCACCTTGCCTGTCCGGATTAGCCAACTGATGCAGCTGCTGAGTGCAGCCTTCTCGCGGTTGGCAGGAACCGGGCGGCCCAGCTCGGCCATAGTGTCCAGAAAGTCCTGCACCATGTCGGGATCGAGGTCGAGCGGGGTAAGTGGCGGGGAAAAGAAGATGCTCAAGGCGCCGTTCTTTTTGTCGGTGCCTTTGACGGCGCCGGTGTAATCGTCCAGGGTACGCTGGGCCAGTTTGCCTGCCGCGACCTTGGCCTGGCAGTGCACCAGCCACATTTTGAGCCAATAGACCAGGGTGCCGTATTCGCCATCTGGATCATTGAAAAGGCGTGCCTTCTGATTGGCCTCGGCCATGTCGGTACCCAAGCGCTCCCACTTACCTTCGCGGTGGACGTAGTAATACGCGCCATGCTTGGCGTACACACGAGGCTCTAGCCCCGTATCTGAGGATTTGCGCTTGCGACCCATCGTTGCCATGTTATTCCTCTTTGGCTTTATTGCACACATTGCAAACGGGAGACTCCACCGTCACAGGTTCCCATTTCTTGGTCCGTGCTGTGTAAACGTCTACCCGGTTGCTGAGCTGCTGCGGATAGAACCACTTTCCACATCGGCCGCAGGCCTTTTGCCTCAATCCAGCCTTGTGCTGCACTTCTGCCCATTCATGCCAGTCAAGATAGCCGGTGGGCGCCTGATCACCCGGCTTGAAATCTCCGCTGACATGCATCACACCGCCTGGAATTTGAATATCTGGCATGGTTACGCCGCCTTCAAATTTCTGCCAAATGCGGCGATCAGGGCGGCGCGGTTGGGCCGGGCGGGCTGGTCAGCGGCGGCTGAGGACTGGATTTGCTGCAGGCCGGACAGCACGCGCTCGGCCTGGCCACGCATCACCAGCGGGCGGCCGTTGGGCTTTTGGCTGACGGTCAGGCCCAGGCTACGCAAATGACGGGTCTTAGCGGCGTTGGTGACCAGCCCGGCGCACAGGTCGTCGATTTCTTGGTCGGTGTACCAGGGGGTCATCGTGCCACTCCATCAAAACGCAAGTCCTGGCCCTGCATCACGGCGGCCAGCGCGGCGAACAGAATCATCGGGTCGCTGTTCATCCACACCCGGCCATCGGGGGCCAGCAGCGTCCACTTGCCCGCCTGGCATGAGGCCTTCAGCGCGTCGACTACGTCAACTATTCCCTCAAGCGTCGGGACTTGCATGGTGGCCCGCGTGTAAGTACCTGTGTTCATTTCCCACCCCTCGCAATAGCCCAAACCGCCACCATCACCAGCCCGGCACCAGCCGCGCCGATCAGCCCAAGCAGCACGCCCAGGCCGCTCATGCCGCGCTCCAGTCGACCAGCTTGCTGCCCTCCGCCCGCCGCCAGTGGCGCCTATCCACGCCGGCCGACAGCGTATAAAAACGCGCCAAAAAAAGCTTTCGGGCGATGTACGGTTCTTGCGGAACTACAGGATCCGGGTGCGGGCTGATGCCCTGGAGGCAGGCCCACGGCGTGGCGTCGTGTGGCGGCATTAGGTCGCGCTGCTCGGTGGCCAGGGCGCACAGATCGGCCAGCTTGACGGCCGGTGGCAGCAGGGCGCTGAGGCCGAAGCGGTTGCGCACCGCGGCCTCGACACTGGCCTCGATGGCCTGGTAATCGGGCAGCAACGCTTTCAAGGGGCTCGACACGTCGCCGATGTAGGCCTCGGCCGCGTCATGTAGCAAGCCGGCCAGGGCATGCTCGGGCGGCAACAGGCGGCTGACCAGGACGCTGTGCTGGGCCACGCTGTAAAAGCTCGACGTGTGGCCCGTGAAGCGGCAAATGTGGGCCAGCGCGTGGGCAATGGTGTCGATGTCGATCCGCGAGTGTGCCGGCGCCAGGAGGTTGAAGACGTGGCCGCAACGGGTGAGGATTGTGCTCATGCAGCACTCCCTGGGGCTTTCGCCCTGTTGATCAAAAGCAAAGAATTGATGGTGGCGATCAGATCGGGTGTCAAGTGGTCGCTGTAAAGTTTGACCGGAGGCACCGGGTCCACCGCCGCCGGTGTCATTCGGTCAACAATAAATGCGTCGACAAAGTCTTTCACCAGCGCAGTGAAATACCCAGCCATTCCAGGCGGGTGCCAATAGGATTTGTAGCCCTTGCTGCTGGGCTCAAATTCCCACCCCATTTTGATCAGCTCAATCAGGTCTTCAGGATGCACGCCGCCGCAGAAGGAGCAGGTCCGTGGCTTTGGGAATCCTTCGGGCCAACGGTCTGATTCGCGCATGCCCCAGCGGTCGGATTTCCAGGTGGCAGCGCTGCAGGATGATGGAATTTTGAAAGGGGTATTAATGGTCATGCTCATAGAAGTCCAATCCAAGGGTTAAGAGTGGCTGACGTGGGCCGCCAGCATTCGTTGCGCTTGACCTTGGCCACCAGCGCTTTGCTGATGCCCATGTCTGTGGCAATGGCGCTGCAGGTGCGCGCATCGGTGCGGATGGCCTGGGCTTTGGCTTCGGTGAGCTTGCATGCCGGCCGTGCCCGGGCGGCTGCCTGCAGCTTGCTGACGCGCACCGGGTGCTGGTGGCGCACGTGGCTTACCATGGCGGCCATGTGCTCGGCATCAGTGCGGGCGACAATGCAGTCTGGGTGGATGCAGTCCGCGTTACCGCACCTGGTGGCAAAGTAGCGGGCAGTTTGTCGGACCTTTTTTCCGACCAGGTCCAGCATCAGTTTTCTGACGGCGACCATCTTGCCGCTGTGGCTGACGTAGGGCGATCCGTTGGCCATGTAGCCCGTCCAGAGCCAGCAGTCGCCTTCGTCATCGCAGCGCTCATGCAAGCTGGCCACGGTGTGGGTAGTGATATGGCGGCTTTTGGTCATGACAGGGCCTGCATCTGGTCGGCGTTGACGATCACGGCGCTGGCACCGATGAAGCCCTTGGCCGCAGCGACTGCCCGCAGAAATTCAGCCCGCCCAAGCTGGCGAAGCTGAAAGGTGTGCTGGGTGACAAACTCGCTCATGGCCTTGATTTCATGGGCATACAAGGCTGTGCTGCCCCAGGTGCCGTGCTTGCAGATCCGTGCATGGATGGCCTTGACCACGGTGTCGGCCAGCTCGATGGTGGGCGACAGGCCGGTGACTACGCCCTGGCGCTCGACAAAGCGGGCCACATCGATGCAGCCATTCAGCACGCCGAATTGCATTTCGGTGACCGTACCTTTGCGCAGGGCGTTGAATGCAGCCTGCAGGACATTGACCACAGCGTCCATGTCCTGGCGGGCTGGCTTGGCGGCAAAGTGCCGGGCAAGGGTCAGGGTGTCGCCGGTGGGCTGCCAGCGTGGCTGGCGGGGTGGGCGGCCGCGGCTCATGATGGCACCCCATCCCAGGTGCGGCCATCGAGCAGGCGGCCGGCGGCTTTCTTGCCGACTTTGCAAAAAAGTGGCATACCGCGCTGCCCGTCATCGGCCAAAAGCGCGGATCCATCAGCCCACATCCACCGAGACAACGGCCCTCCATAGGGCTGTGGCTCTTGGTCTGTGCTGATCCACTCACCCCACTGTTTGAATAGAAACGGAACTCCAGCCGCCTGGCACTGATCACGCAGGCTGCGCGCCCAATCCGGGTGCATCGGGCGGGCGTTGGGGCCGGACTCGCCGCCAACGATGACCCAGTCGATCCCAGGATTGCTCAGGCCCAGATCGGTAGCCAGGCCAGCAGGCTCAAGCCAGCGCTCCAGATCCACCGGCCCCAGCAGCGGCTCCAAGCTGAGGAACCGCTTGGCGGCTGGCACGGCTATCAGCTTGCCGATGTCGCGGTCGGCTTCCTCCTGGTTGCATATCGTGGTACCTATCCAGACGTTGTGAAGTGGTGCAGGGTTGTACAGCTCACCCGGCGCGAGCAGAGCACGGCGAGCCTCAAAAATCATGTCTTTGGCATTACCAATGCGCTTGGTCAACAGCAGGTGAATCAGGCTTTTCGTTTCCATCATCGCCCACATGGCAACGATACGCATATCCACCCACACATCATTGTCGAAAAAGTCAGACAGCGAGTTGTGGAAAACCTTCAGTGGCTGACCCAATCGCTGGGCCTTGCGGTCAAGAGCTTTCAATGTGGTGTTTGCATTGGCAAACCGGTGCCGTGGCACACCAGCCCCCCAGCCCACACCCCAAAGGCGCTTGGCCATGGCTTTGGCATAGCAGTTGTCACACGCGGGTGATACAGCGGTGCATCCGGCCCAGTGGTTCACCGTGGCATCGCACCACTCGATTTTGGTGTTTTCGCTCATGCCACCACCAGCACTTCCCGCGCGCCCCGCGCATCACAGGCCCCAACAGCACCCGCGGCCGCTAGCTGGTCGATCAGCTTGACAGCTGT